ACAAAAGTATATTACAGACAAAGATATGATATCTGTAGTAGACAAAATTGAAGAACTTGTTAGAGCCCTTAGGAAACATATTGTAAGGACGGACATATAAGTGAATACAGACTTAACAACTGAACAAAAGGACTACGCAACATTCTTGCCAGCTCTTAGTGGATTCTACGCAACATTCGTAGGCAAACAAAGACGTGAGGAGTACGTAGAATATAAACGTATACCTCAACACTTTACTAATGGTGTTGAAAGCATGAATTGGCTTAATCCTAGTAAGTCGTTGTTTGAGTACAAATGGTCACTATACTCCGCAGGACATGCCGAACTAGACATTAACAAAGATGCACCTAAAGAAGATATGGTACGAAACAGAGATCGTAACACTTCTTGGATGCTTGGCGATAGTGGTGGTTTCCAGATTGGTAAAGGTGTGTGGGAAGGCGATTGGAAGAATCCTAATTGTCCTAAAGCACAAAAGAAGCGTGAACAAGTTCTTGCTTGGATGGACGCTTATATGGACTATGGTATGATACTTGATATTCCTGCCTGGGTAGCACGTTCTCCAGAAGGTGCAAAAGCAACAGGTATTGATAACTATCAAGATGCCGTTAATGCTACACGTATTAACAATGACTTCTTTATGAAGAATCGTAATGGCAACTGTAAGTTCTTAAATGTATTACAAGGCGAGAATCATGCTGACGCAGAAGATTGGTATCAGCAAATGAAAGATTACTGTGATCCTGTTAAGTATCCTGACACACATTTTAATGGGTGGTCGATGGGTGGACAGAACATGTGTGATGTACATTTGGTTCTTAAACGTCTAGTTGCATTGAGATTTGATAACCTACTACAAACAGGCATACATGATGTAATGCACTTCTTAGGAACATCTAAGCTAGAGTGGGCTACATTATTAACTGACATTCAACGTGCAGTACGTAAATATCACAACCCCAATTTTATGATTACATTTGATTGTGCTTCTCCATTTTTAGCAACAGCAAACGGTCAAATATATTGTGAACTTGAAACAGGTGATAGAAGTAAATGGGTTTATAGAATGGTGCCAAGCATTGATGATAAAGCATTGGCAACTGATACTACTCCGTTTGGTCAGGCATTTGTTAGAGAAGGCAAACATACTAGTTTTAAAGATTCGCCTATTACAAAAGATTTAAAAGCCAAAGATGTTACAATTTATGCACCTGGAGATTTAAATAAAATAGGTAAAGAAGGAAAGACATCGTGGGATAGTTTTTCTTATGCGATCCAGATGGGTCATAATGTATGGAGTCACATTAATGCAGTTCAAGAAGCGAATAGACAATACGACAATGGAGTTATTCCAAACATGCTTGTGGAAGAACGCTTCGACAGGTTATTTTTCAAAGATGTTGTGGATGCAATATTCGCAACTGACAACAGAGACGAAGCCAATAAAATTATCGAACAACACTCTAAGTTCTTTATGACTATTATTGGAACACGTGGTGCAACAGGTAAAAAGACTGTTAATGCAAGTACACACTTTGGTAACTTATTTGAAGTAGCTGACGAAAGTACAACAGTTAATGATGAACCTGAACTATCAGAAGATAAGTTAGATAACTTAGAAGAGAATATATAGGAGTTAATTAATGCATACAGAATCGCTTTTTGCAACGCCATTTTTGTATGAACATGCTAACGAACTGAGCAACACTACGTTGCAAGCCTTTTGTAGCGGAATTTATAACGCTGAAGGCACAGATGGTAACTGGCAAAGTGAACATCTTGATCTTAATAACATATTACTACAACCTCTAGTAGCTCGTGTACAAGCAATGTTTGATACACAAGCAGAAATGCTAGGGCTTGTTGACAACTGTCGTATAGAAGTAACACAGGCTTGGATTAACGTTAATAAGCCTAATACACGTAGATCTAATACAAACGATATGCATATGCACCCAGGACATATTATGTCAGCTGTATACTACGTACAGACGGCGACAGACAGTGGTAATCTTGTTCTTTCTAGTCCACACGGACTAATGGACTATGCACTACCATATAAACTAATAAAAAATCCTACTCAATTTAACGGAACACGATATACAGTAATGCCAAAAGAAGGCGACTTAGTGTGTTTTCCGGGGTGGATCAATCATAGCGTTGGTGACAATTTGAGTGAGGATACTCGAATATCAATCGCATTTAATGGAAACTTAGGAGGAAAAGCACTTGACGATGAGTCATTATAGTGTTATAATAACATATGAAGCAAAGCAAAAATATAAAAAAATTGGCAAAAGATCATAAATTTTATTCTAACAAAGTTGACGAGTTAGAAAAAGAGCGTTCAGCTCAAAGAGACTTTGGACACAAAGCATTATTAGTATCTCTAAAGAAAACAAAACTAATGCTAAAAGATCAAATTGATAGGCTTAAAAAATGAAACGTGATTATGCTGATGGCGTAAAAGATGATGTAATTTACTTTACAGGTTACGAAGTAGAAAAGACACCTGCTGAAGGATTGCACACATTGTTTGTAACAGGATGTCAACCATTAGATGGTGTTCTTGCACAAGCAAAAGAACACACAGTCGAACACATTTACTTAGGTGCTAATCACAGTTTTGTTCCAAAAGATAGTTGGGAAGATCTTGTACAAGGCCTACTTAATAAGAAATATTTGGTTACATTAGACTATGATGTAAAGTATCATGAATGGATACTTGAAAGTGGGTTTAATGAAAATCATAACTTTATTAGTATGATTAGTGTTAAACTGCCATACGTAAATCAACTTAACTACAATGCTTGTATTAAGATTGATGATGCAGACTTTGATCATTCTAATCCGGGTGTATGGGTACACAATGTTCACCCGCTATTACAACGAAACAAGTTTACGGATTGGAGAGCTTATGGCGATGATAATCCGGTTGACAATGATGATTAAAGGTAGTATAATTAATGCAACAAGAACGCTATTACGACTATATGGGGCGTAGAATGAGAGAAGAAGATATGGAACAGGCAAAGAAAGACGCAATGCAAAATGCAAAGCGAATGATTTGGGTAACCTTTACTAAAGAAGGTACCCACAAGTATCCTGCGGCACTAGATGATCCTAGTCTTGCAACAGGTGATGAGTATGATGTTAGTTTTTTGGGTTATCCACACAGACACATATTTCACTTTAAGGTCGGTATCACTGTAACACATAATGACAGAGATATTGAGTTTATTCAATTTAAACGTTGGTTAGTAAAACTATATGAAGGTGAATTAAATGTAGATTACAAAAGTTGTGAAATGATGTCAGATGATCTTTATGAGAAGATTATTGACAAATATCCTGGACGTGAAGTCCACATCGATGTCTCCGAAGATGGAGAGAACGGTGCCCACATTGAGTATGCTAAGAGCTAAAGGAGTAAAGCAATGTCGTACTGGGAAGAGAAGCCCGAGGTTGTCAGCATTTTTGACGATCTGGATAAGTTCCGTGTTTTTTGTCGTAACTACGGTTTTAAGTTCGATGAAAAAGATTTGTACAACAAGAATAGCCGTACATGGCAATTCTTTTTAGATCCTTCCAAACTAAGGAAGAATCGTAACAACAAAGGCAAAGGTAACTTTGCTAAAGGTAGGAAGAATAACTAATGACAACATATATAGTAGACATTGAAGCAGTAGATACACGCTACACAAAGCAGTGGAAAGAATATCTTCCAAAGCAATTACAACGTGCAACTAATGCCAATGTTACTGTCATTAGTGGAGGAGAGGTGCCTCAGGCTACAACGCCTGGGGCATTTCTTAACTTTGCAGGTACTAATAACTACAAGTCACAACAGATGTTAGAAATTAGTAGACTGTTTGCAAATGGAGAAATTAAAGATGGGGATTATTTCCTTTATACGGACGCTTGGAACCCGACTGTTATACAACTTCGTTATATGGCGGAACTACTTGGGGTCAGCATCAGAATTGGTGGTTTATGGCATGCTGGTTCTTATGATCCTCATGATTTCCTGGGTCGCTTAATAGGTGACAAACCTTGGGTTAGACATGCAGAACGTAGTATGTATGAATGTTATGATGATAACTATTTTGCTACACAATTTCATATTGATCTATTTGCAAAAAGTTTACGTATGGATCCAAACAAGAATCACAGAGTTGGTTGGCCTATGGAGTACTTGGCTAATAGTTTAGATAGCTATAAAGGAATGGAAAAGAGAAACTTAATTTTATTTCCGCATAGAGTTGCTCCTGAGAAACAAGTTGAGATTTTTAGAGATTTAAAAGAAGAATTACCACAGTTTGAATTCGTTGTATGTCAAGAGCAAACATTAAGTAAAAACGAATATCATAACTTACTAGGTGAAGCAAAGGTTGTGTTTAGTGCTAACCTACAAGAAACATTAGGTATTAGTTGGTATGAAGGTGCTTTAGTAAATGCACTTCCAATGATGCCAGACAGATTGAGCTATAGTGAAATGGCAACAGAAGACTTTAAATATCCAAGTGAATGGACTGAGTCTTTTGAAAGCTATAAAATTAATAAAGATAAAGTAGTTGCACAGTTAGTTGACTATGTAGAAAATTACGAATTCTATTTGCCAGCACTATTAACTCAGACACAAAAATTAAAGACAGAGTTCTTTGACGGTCGTGCTTTATATAAAGGAGTTACTAATGGGTGATGAGAGCGATAGCGGTTATACAATTACTTTAGACGGTAGTGAGTCGTCACTAGGTGGCGGTCTTGACTTTTCTAATACAATGAGTGATGTTACATTTACTATGGACACTAGCACCGCTACTAGTACAGTTTCTGTACCAGGTTCAACAGTAGGCGGAATTACTGGTGGTGCATATACATTTGATGTAGGTGATCACACGTTTGACCTAAATACATTAGATGAAGATGAAATAAATGAAATGTGTAAAGAATATCCAGCACTAAAAATAGTTTGGCAAAACTTTAAAACTATGTATGATTTAGTTAAGCAGGATTACAAAGGTAAAAAAGAAGCAGGTGAATTAGATGATGAACTTCCTTTCTAACATAATGGACATACTCGGCAGACGTAGAGTAATTACAAGCAGAGATGGAAAGATACCATATCTTGTCCGTTACTATTTGTTTTTAAAAGAACGTAAAAACTTTCCTTTTAACATCACACTACATAAAGTTTTAGTAAGTGATGAACCTGTACTTCATGATCATCCTTGGAGTTGGGGTGCTATTATTTTAAAAGGTGGGTATTGGGAACATACACCACAAGGTAAGTTTTGGCGTGGACCTGGACATATACGTTTTAGAACTGCAAAAGACTTACATTGGTTAGAACTTGCAAAAGACTCTGAAGGGAATAACATTCCTTGTTGGAGCATATTCTTTATGGGTAAGAAAGCACAAAGCTGGGGCTTTGTTAAAAATGGTAAATGGATTGACAATAAGGAATACTTAAAAGATGCAGAAGCCTAAGATTACAGAATACTTAGATGGCGATATTAAAGTATACGATGAAGTATTTACGCCACCTGAACTAAATGAACTAGTAACTGAAGTTGCTAGTTGGAGTTACCTGTATGGCGAAGTTGACGATGTTGATTTACCCCCAACAGGAATGAGTACTGGTGATTACACAGGTACTAAAACATTTAATAGCCTTTGGCAGTTCTTAGAAGAATATGTACCAGTTGTACATAAATCAGTATTAAAAAGATCTCATGCTAATATTTTTGCACCACGTGAACTTGCAAACTATCATGTAGACGATGAAAGCGATAATGCATGGACATTTATGTTCTATGCAAACAATAGCTGGGATATTAACCAAGGTGGTGAAACAAAGTTCATTACTAACCTTAGACATGAATACAATACTACAGGTACAGAATACCCAGAAATTATTGCTATTCCACCAATACCAGGGCGTATGATTATTTTCAAAAGTAATATATTACATACTGCTACGCCTTTTAAAGATTTTCACAGATTTACACCAACCATTAAATTTGTACCTTTTGATCCTGTAATACATACTGAAGGACCATTAAGATTAGCAATGAAAGAAACATACCCTTGGAGAAAAGATAAATGATTAAGAAACATTATTACAGTTGGACAGACGTAGAACAAATGTGTACACAAATTGTAAACCAGATGTACGCAGATAATTGGACGCCTGATTACATTGTAGGCATTACTAGAGGCGGAAATATCCCTGCTACTATTATTAGTAACATGACAGGTATCCGTTGTGAAGCACTTAAAGTAAGTTTACGTGACGGTGAAGCAGGTAGCTTCAATGATAGTGCGGCATGGATGGCAGAAGATGCATACGGAGTACTAGATGGAAAAATTGCTTCAGGTAGTCCAACAGCCAAAAAGATTTTAATTGTAGATGACATTAACGATACAGGTGCAACATTCCAGTGGATTACAGAAGACTGGGAATCAGGTTGCCACCCAGGTAATGATAAATGGCACAGAGTGTGGGGAGGCAATGTTAGGTTTGCTACACTTACAGAGAATGAAGCAAGTAACTTTGGCGGAGTAACTTATTCATGTCATGCATTAAACAAAGCTGAAGAAGATGTTTGGTTAGTGTATCCATGGGAAAACGTAGGACAATATGACGACTAATTTAGGTTGGTGTTGGGCTGGAGCAATCCCTGACTTATTAGTTATTGAACCAGAACGTTTTAAAACACCAAAAGTAGTTAACAAGAATTATAGCAAACGTGGTATTATTGATTGTCCTTCATACCAAGGATTTTACAATAACCTGTTTCTATTGAAGTCGCCTGTGTCGTTTGATGCAGAAGTTAAAGACGGAATAGTAGTTGTTACTAGCAATGAAGTTGACGAACAGCAATTACAAAACTTGTTTACTATACACCCTAAAGAAGATATGCACGATGTTAAAAAGCCATTGTTCCAATTTAATTTAAACTATTTGTTTGTTGCAGACGAACCGTGCTTAATGGAAATACTACCACCATTTATGCATAACGAAAAGTTCCCAGGAGAAGTTGTTGGTGGTTCTTTTAATATACACAAGTGGATAAGAACTATTAGTTGGGGCTTTATATTCGCTAATACACGCTCTAAGCTGTCTATTAAGCGTGGTGACCCGTTATGCTACATTAAGTTTACAACGCCTAACTTGACAAATAAGATCGGTCTAGAAGAATGTATACTTACAAAAGAACTAATTGATGAATTAGATCGTAAGAGATTCTTGACAAACTTTAAAAAAGGTGGTATAATTAACTTAATGAATAGAGCTCTAAAGCTAAGACCACGTAAGCTAATTAAAAGGTTACCAAAATTAAATGACTGAATATAATTTAAAATATGCTACCGAGCGTAAAATTAAACAACGTATGGATATCTTACAAGGTTGGATGGAAGAAAACTATCACCTTAAACGTCCAGCAGTTGTAGAAGAACACATTAAAACGATAACAAAGTTTTGGAGTGCTATGCAAGATGAAGATAAAGACTATGTTCATGGTTGCAGATATGCTATTGAAAATAAAAGTGATTGGAGTGTAAAATGAAAATTGATACTTTAGAACAAGCCCAAGCAGATGGTAGAGCACCTTGGAGTGATGTTGAGATTAGTACAAGAGATTTTGTTGTGTATAAAGACAAGTACCCTGTTACTGAAGGACATACACTTATTGTACCACGTGAGAACACACACGAAGCTATTATGAAATGTTTTAACTACGGTGTTACTATGGGTTACGAAAATGTTGTAAGTGAAAGAACTGATATTACAGGTTATAACATGGGAATTAATATGGGAAAGAGTGCAGGACAAACTTGTATGTATCCGCATGTACATTTAATTTTTAGACGTGACGGAGACATGGACGATCCACAAGGTGGTGTTCGCGGTGTTCTTCCTACAAAACAAAGTTATAATAAAGATGAAGACTTAGCAATGCGAGAGAGATTTTATTCATGAGAATTGCCGCTATAGGTTGTAGTCATACAAGTGGATATCATGTTGATGATATGCCCGAAGCAAAAGAAGATATGACACAAGAACACTGGCCTTATAGTGGTAAGTGGAATAATAACAACTGGGCTGAACATTATATTAATAGTAAAGATGCTGACGGTGTTATATTTGCTAATCCGCAAAACGGTTGGTGGACTTATTCAGAATGGTTAAGTCATTTATTTAAAACATACGATGATATTAAAGAAGTTGTTGTACAAATGACTTACTGGAATCGTTTTAGGTTAAGTATTCAGTTTCCTACACACTACGAAAACATTGTACCACTAGATGCAACGTATGTTAAAGAACTTACAAAAGGACGTATTGACTGTTGGTATCCTGCTAATCAAACAAATGACGGTAGTGTTAATGACATACCAATGCAAGTTTGGCCAATGGACTTTCAAAAAGAAGTACCTTTTAAAACAATGTACGATCCAGACTTTAAATTAGCAAAGCCTGATCTTAGATCAGAATCTTACATGACTGTAAAAACATGGATGGAAGTTATGAGCCTTAAAGCACAACGTGAGTGGTTTAAGGAGATATATATTATACAAGAGTTGTGCCGTAATAACGGTGCGAAAGTAAAACTGTTTGGACTAAACAGTTGGACATGGATACCAAAAGAAATGAATAAAGAATTTTTTGATTTCAATTATATCCAAGTAGCAAAGACGACCGTTGAAGATTGGTTTCTTCAACAAAAAGACATCAACGTAGGCAACCATACTGTAGATGGCGAGCATTTTAATGAAATGATTCATAAGATGATTGCTACAGAATATTTGCCGTCACAATTTTAGAAAGGAATTTTATGTTGAAACAAATTATGGTAAATGCGGCAAGGAAACACGCAGAAGCGGAGATTGAATTGCATAAGGCTAACATAGAGGTTTATATGCAACAGGTAGTTGGAATTGGCGAGCATAGTGATATTATCGAAACTATTCAAAAAGAATTAGATAAAATGGCTACTGCTAATGACAGACTTGAAATGTTAGATAAACATTTTGGTGCTTAAAGTCATTGACAAAGACCTAAATAAAGTATATAATATATATAAATTTGGCAATCCACTGCCTTAACATCGGAGAAATAAATGAGTAAAAGTGACCAGATCAAAGCCCGTTTGCAAGACGCAAACATTCGTCATTGGGCAGGCGATAACATTAGTGAGGTATTACAAGAAGGTGATACTGACGCACTAATTGAAGAAGCGACTGTAGCATTTGAAAGTGTACTTGATGCACTTGTAATTGATAGGCATAACGATCCTAACAGTATGGGAACTGGTAAACGTCTTGCTAAGATGTATATCAAAGAACTAATGGCAGGACGTTATGAACCTATTCCAGCCGCAACTGCATTTCCTAATGATAGTGCATCACGTTATGAAGGTATGCTAGTAGTACGTAGTGAACTTACAAGTATGTGTTCACATCATCATCAGATTGTTAGAGGTGTTGCATACATAGGTATTATTGCCGCAGATAAATTGATTGGTTTAAGTAAGTATACACGTATTGCACAATGGTGTGCTATGCGAGGTACGTTGCAAGAAGAATTAGCAAACGACATTGCTCGTGAAATTCAAAAGGCAACGGGTGCAGAACACTTAGGTGTTTATGTCCAAGCAACACATGGTTGTGTTGAAAACAGAGGTGTAAAGGCACATAGTAGTCTTACACAAACAACTGTTCTTAAAGGTGCATTTAAAGATGATGCAGGTACTAAGAAAGAGTTTATGGACAATATTAAATTACAACAGGAGTATGCGAAATGAGTGATGGACCATTAAAGTCAGCTACAGTAGATGGCATGAAAGATTTAACAGGCGTTATCAAACAAGAGTTTATTACGTATCGTGTCAAAGACGGTATGTTACGTAAAGAAATAACTACTCGTAGATTTTATAACGAAGACTATCACGATTCAATGACTACAGAACCATTAATGCGGGTGGTACAATGAGTCCCATTCCAGAAAGAGTTATAATGCCTGGAGCACCTGAACCTAAGGATCCAAGTAAGAAACATTTTTATATTAGTCTTGTAAAAAGTGCAATTCGTATTGCAGGTTGTGTAGTAGCATTATTTACAGGAAGTATTGTTTGGTTAGCAGGTGGTTTACTTGTTGCTGAACTATTAGGGATTGCAGAGGAACTATAATGCCAGCTAAACTTAGATACTCAGAAGCATTTTATAGTGTACAAGGTGAAGGTAAGTTTGTAGGAGTACCTAGTGTATTTTTACGTACCTTTGGTTGTAACTTTCGTTGCATGAACTTTGGTACTGACGAGAAACGTGATCGTTGGGAACAACATAAAGCAGGTAAGAAACATAACGCAGAAGTACTGGAACTTATTAATCAAGGTGTCCACGAAACTACAAAAGAGTTTAATGACTTACCTATTATACATACAGGTTGTGATACTTATGCAAGTATCTATCCTGAATTTAAACACTTCAACAAACTAGCTGAAGTTGATGACGTTGTTGAACATTTACTTTCACTCACACCTAATGGTAAGTGGGTACAAGATAATGGTCAAGACGTTCATTTAATATTAACTGGAGGGGAACCGTTACTAGCGTGGCAACGGTTATATATCGAACTATTCGAGCATCCACGTATGCAGGACTTAAAAAATGTTACATTTGAAACAAACACTACACAAATTTTACACGACGATTTCTTCAACTATCTCAACGATCAAGATCGAATCCAAGTCACTTGGTCTTGTTCCCCAAAACTTAGTGTTAGTGGAGAACCTTGGGATACTGCTATTAAGCCTGATGTGGCTGAGCAGTATAATACTGTTATTGATAGTGACATGTATCTCAAGTTTGTTGTCGCTACTCAAAACGACTTTGATGAAGTTGAAAGAGCTGTGGAGGCTTACCAAGGTGCCGGGGTACAATGTCCAGTATATCTTATGCCGTTGGGTGGACGCAGTGAAGAATATTCCCTCAATGTTAAAGACGTGGCGGAAGCCTGTATGGCAAAAGGATGGAGATTCACTCCAAGACTCCACATCAGCTTATTCGGAAATGCCTGGGGAACTTGATAAATTGATTAAGGCTAGAATAGGACAAGAAGAAAATACAACAAAGGACACTAAACCTCTTGATGAACAATTAAGAGAAAAGGGTCTACTATAAGGAAACACAATGCTAGATAAACTAAAAAATGTGTTTAAGAAAAAGGAACCTGTTACAGGCGAGCCTAATTCAAGAACACTATTAGAACAAGAAAAAGAAGCGGCGACCAAAGCTAAGAAGCCTTGGGTAGCAGTATTAGATACACAAGTTAATCCAAAAGATATTAAGAACGGGTTCTTTGAGCTCGATTGGAATAACGAGTTTATTGAACAACTACTTGATGCTGGTTACACAGGCGAAACTAATGAAGCTATTGTAGACAGTTGGTTTAAAGATGTTGCTCGAACTATCTTAACAGAACAAGGACATGATCCGCAAAGAGATGCTGGACATATCAAAATTGTTTCTAGAGAAGATGGTAAAAGTGAAGCAAGTTAAAAAAGCTCAAGGACAATTAGCTACATTGCAAGACCAAGCAGTTTGGTTAGTTATGCACCCACACCGTAATATGGGTTGGGAAGAAGATACTATGTGGCCATGGCTACCACATGAGATGATACGAACAAGCCAAAAGATTGATTACTATCTTAAAGATTGTAAACATAAATTTATAGTTTGTAACAAAGAGAAGGATCCAATAGCTAACTTCTCTAAATGGAAACAAATGAATCAAAGACAAGCCTTAATCAAATACTGTAATAAAAATAATATTACTAAAATTGTATATACAGGCTTTCACTATGGAGTATGTATCCTAAGTGAAAAAGAAGTAGGTGCAACTGCAATGCACCAAAACTCACAACTTGAACTGTTTGTTAAACGTGATTTAACTGATATTGGACCTGGTGCTACTGTAGACAGTTGGGGTCAAGCAGATGACAACACAAAACTGGTTGCTCAAATTATTTAGATTTAGGTTGACTTGTGTGGCAGTTCGTTGTATAATATACATACAATATAATAGATTTGGACGGTAATATGAAATATGTACTAGTAGATACAGCAAACACTTTCTTTCGAGCTCGGCATGTAGTACGTGGCGACTTAGATACTAAGGTAGGTATGGCTTTCCATATTACACTTAATAGTATTAAGAAAGCATGGGAAGACTTTGAAGCTGATCATATTGTATTTTGTTTAGAAGGTCGTAGTTGGCGTAAAGATTATTACGAGCCTTACAAACGTAATAGACAAGAAAGTCGTGATGCACTTAGCCCTAGTCAAGCAGAAGAAGAAAAGATCTTTTGGGAAACGTTTGATGCATTTAAAGACTTTGTAACTACAAAGACTAATTGTACTGTAATGCAACATCCTGAACTAGAAGCAGATGACTTGATTGCAGGTTGGACACAATCACACCCAGATGATGATCATGTTATTATTAGTACTGATGGTGACTTTGCACAATTAATTGCACCTAATGTATCACAATACAATGGTGTT